CGGTCTTCCTTAACCGGTGGGTAATCCTTGGGGAGGACTGAAGATCGGACGCCCCATAGGGGACGATGATGTCTTCGGCAGGCACAAACATTGCCACCTGCCTGTTTAAACTAGGATCGAAGTAGACCTTCTTAAAAGCCGAACCAGTAATCGGCAAGGACCAGAGTAACTTCTCATGCTCTGACCGATATTCAGGCATTTTCTCTGTTAACTGGTAATTCATGTCCTCCTGGACTCGGGAGGCAGCTTCCTGCTTGTCCTTGGTGATCTTTCCAATGATCTGGGTCTTTACCGGACCAGAGGCAGGGAAGGTCGAGATGATAGTTTCTGACTGGAATCTGACTACCGCCTCAGAAAGGATGGGGTGAAATACCCCGCAGGCTCCGTCCCAAGGCTCTGTCCGTTCTTCCATCCGCAGGCCCAGGAGTCTTATTCCGTCTGCGTAGGTCTTTTCCCAGTCCTTACGGGAATCTAAATCTGTCTTTATGTTATCTAAGACATCAAATGCAATGCTTTGTAGTTCTTTCTCATCAATCTCTTTGGCGAGATTCTCTTCGAAGGTCACTTCCCGAACTTCTACCTCAACCTCGGTTTCATCGTCCTCTTTTTCTATCTCTATCTCTATTTCCAATGCTGGTTCGAACTGAATACCGGCGGGGAGTTGGGTGAGTGCTTTTTCGATAGCCATAATCAATCCTTAGTAATACCGAGCCTTTTTTGGGACAAACATTTTGTCTTCCTCATCTGTCGGTATCTGAACAAATCCGCCCTGTCTAAATCTCAATAAGGCCTGACTGGTTGAGTCCACCAGGTCATCATGGTCACCGTTCGGAAAGGAGGCCAATTCCTCCATAACTTCTTCCGCCCAGCGTTTGTTTGGACACCATACAAGCCCGGATGCAAACAGATCCGATATAGCGTTTACACGGGCTATCTTATCCGAACCTTTGCTTGGTGTGTATTCCGACATTGGAATACCCATCTTTCTCATTTCATAGATCAATGGGGCACCGGCAGCTTTCTTTTCCACAATCAAGGTGTCTGGTTGCCACTGGCGGTACATCTCATAGGCGGTCTTTTTCAGTTCAGGGAACTCCATCCTGTCCTTAAAGGCGTCTAACAAAACCAGATTTGCGTAATCAAAACCTTCATCATTGGTCTTATAAAACACGCCCCAGGTGGTACAGGCTGAGTAGTCCGCCCGGTTATTCTTCTCAAAGGCGGTGTCCCAAGACTGGATGATGTATTCACATCTAGGCGGATCTTCCCCTTCCCAGATCTTCCACATCTCCCTTTTGATAATCGCTCCCTCTTCGGAGGTGGGATTCTGCTGATACTGGGCTTCCCATTTCCCAACAGGAATCTCCGCCCGAATCGACTCCAGTTCCTCTTTCTTCCAGAACTCAGGCCACAATGGTTTACCTGATGGAAGCAGGGCAGGAAGCTCAATGACTTCCCATTCATCCCCTTCCCTGGCTACTGAGTTAGCAATCACTTGCCCGGTTAAGTCCCTCTTGGACCAGCGGGTCATCACTATCACAATGCTTCCGCCTGGCTGTAGACGCTGCCGGGGACCAGATGAGTACCACTCATACACCCTGTCATACACCCCAGGATTGCCTTGCATAGCCTCCTGTTCCGAATGCGGATCATCAATAATCAATACATCCGCACCCTTACCAGTCACTGCACCGCCCACGCCAATAGCAAAGTAATCCCCGCCCTTGTGTGTATTCCATCTACCAGCCGCCTTGGAATCCGCAGACAACTTTGTTGGAAATATCCCTTGGTAGTCTGAAGAACCCACCAGGTTCCTCACCTTTCTGCCGAACCCAACAGCTAATTCCGCCGTGTGAGCGGTCTGGATGATCTTCTTCTCTGGAAACCTACCTAGATACCAAGCCGGGAACAGATAAGACGCAAACTCGCTCTTGGTGTGCCTAGGCGGCATATTAATAATCAACCTCTTAAGATCCCCATTGGCAACCCTCTCAAAGGCATCCGCCATGATCTTATGATGTCTACCCCCAATAAAAGAAGGCCACATCTCCTTCACAAAAGGCATAAAGGATTCCCTACATACAGCCCTCTTATGAGCTTTCAGTAAAGCCCAGACCTTCTCTATCTGAGGAGAATCCGCCGGTAAACTATCCAGCAGATCCATGTACTTCTTTATCTCATCCTTGCTTAACAGATCGCTCATCTTTTAACTTAATCGTCCTGGCAAGATACGGTTTGGTTGACAAGTACCCCTTCCTCTCCAACTCCCCCACAATCCTGTAAATATTCGCCCGACTCTTCATCCCCATAGATTCCGCAATCTCCTGTAAACAAGGAGAAAACCCACGCACCTTCATAAACACTTTAATCATCCTCAAGCATTCCGCCTGTCTCTCAGTCAGTCCCTCAACCTTCTGTCTCTTCTTCCTGACCTTCTTTACCGGAATCGGATTCTTCATCCGGTCTTCCGCCAACTCCAATATGTCTCGTCTTTTCCGCCTCATATATACCCCTGGGGTGTTTAAACACGAACTCCTGTTTTCAGTTTACATACCGAAAGCTGTTTAAACAAGCCATTCATAAAAAACAAAGGGTACCCCATAGGAAACAAGGGGGGTGCATGGTTGACACGGGTTTGTAATAGTGTTGACGAGAGGAGGGGGATATGGTTGACATGAAAAGAGAAGGTGATGGGATGAGAGTTTTAAACTGTATACAGCGTGGGTGTGCAGCGTGGCGTTAAGGGGGGTGGGGGGCGGTGGGGGTCGAGGTGGCCTGGGAGCCTTATGCGGTGGGCCTTCCGCCGGCTTTCACGGGTTTAAACGGCTTCACGTTGTCCAGGAGATCCAAGCTGGTCTTCAGTTCCGCCTTGAGTCTGTCGGTAGATATCTCTTCCACCTTCTGTTCCACCTTGTCTGTGAACATACCCACTGCTCTGCCCATGAGTTCCAATGCCTTGAGCTTGGTGCCTTCCTGCTTGGCTTCCTGGCTATGCCTCAGGAGTTCCTCCATAACGTGTCTGCGTGTGGCTATAGCGTCATTCACAAGGGTTTCTTTGGAGGACTGCCAGAGACCTTCTACTAGCGCAGATACCGCTGGTTTCTTCAACAGGTTGTTTGCCGAGCTTGCATGGCTTGCCGTGTTGTTGCTCTTTATCTCGTATGCCTTTTCATATGCTTCTCTGGGGCTATGGCCTTGAATGATTAGACTAGCGAATGCCTTTTGCTTTGCTGTAGTTCTTTGTGCCTTTACTTCCTTATGTCCTATTGGTCTTCCGTCTTTTCTTTTCTTTACATTGACCTTTGCGACCGCCTGCCGCTCCGCTTCGCTAATCTCTAGCCCTCCGAGGGGTTCACTCGCACTATCGTCTTCGTCAACCCTTGCATCACCCTCCAGTTGCTCCAGCACCTTATCCCGATCCATCTCGCACCCCTTTCCCTGTTTAAACCCCAAGCATAGGTAGATCAATTCCTGATCCTTACCCTGCTACCTGGTAACGTCTCTTTTTGACAACACCTTGCACAACCTGTTCGCAGGATTTTATTTTTTTCGTCTCTTTGTTGCAACAGTTCTAAGGATGTTTACTAGGGATTTCCCCTATTTTTCATCTTTTTTCGGTCAGGGGGGTTGACAAGGTTTAAACGACTCTGAAAGCATTCAGTCTCGTAGTTCACTTTCACTTTCAATCTTATTCGGAGGCTCACCAATGAAGATACAGAACACAGAGTTTTTTCTGCTTCGCTCGTTTCGGGATCGTCTTGCCCCTCTCGTTGGGGCTTCCCTTTCCAAGGCGGATCTGAACAAAGCAATAACCGATGCGGGGGCACTAACCCTTGTCGATGCTTTAGAAGAAAAGCACGGGTACGACAGGGTTGATGCGGTTTGCCTGATGGTTTCAGTGCTTAATGAGTTGCAGTTGCTCAACAAAAAGTCTGACTGACGAGGTCTTAATGACCGAAACCCCTTCGGGGGTCTCAGACAATCAACCGGAGGCTCAACCATGATCCAGGAAATCATCACCAACACCGTACAGAAACTTAACTCTGGCTCCACGTCCGGGAGTATTCGTCACGTGTTCGTCAGTCCCGAGACCCATTGGAGTGACGGCGTTGTCTGCGAGGTCATTGTGGACATTTACAACGACAAGGCGAGAAACATTCGCCTGTCCTACGGTGCGGGAGGGCACCGCAAAGAGGCCTCTGATGCCGAGATTGCCCGTGCGATCTCTCGGGCATTCGAACTTGCGGCGGCTCGTCTTGAGCAACTCTACGTGCAGTACGAATACAAGAGGGAGGCCGTATGAAATTCGTCAACAACGAGACCGGCTTTGCCTTCGGCAATTGGTCGGTTTCGATCTACCGGCGCAGGGTTGGCAACCGGCTTGATGGTCGCCGCTATGACTACACCTTCGATGCCACAAAGCTAGAGCGTCAGGGTGACCAGTGGGCAATCATTGCCAAGGTCAAGGGCAACGGTCAAAAACAATCGGCAATCGCCGCAATCAAGGGCTATGACCTGGGGGTTGACAAGGTGGTGTAAACAGTTGTACAGTTCGTTCTGGTTCACTTTCATTCATTCATTCGGAGGCTCACTCTCATGCAAAGATTTCAAACTCGGGAAGACTATCTGGTTCAGGCGGTTGCTGAACTGCGTCCGGTCTTCGATGCTCTCAATCACCCCTTGCCTGCCGCCATTCGGGTTGCCTGTGGGTTTCCTTCCAATAACGCCCGTGCCGCCAAGAATCGGGCAGTCGGTCAGCACTGGTCTGGCAAGGCCTCTGCCGATGGCACCCATGAGATCCTGATCTCGCCGGTCATTGCCGATCCCGTCCGGGTCTTGGGCATCCTGGTGCATGAGTTGGCCCATGCCGCTACCGATGGGGACGGTCATAAAGGCCGTTTCCCGGCCCTTGTACGGGCTCTTGGCCTTGAGGGTAAGCCTACCGCTACGGTCGAGGGTGATCGGTTCCGGGCTGAGTATCAGTCCCTCCTGGCTGACCTGGGCGAGTACCCCCATGCGGTGCTGAATGCCGGTGTAAACCGTAAGGTGCAGTCAACCCGGATGCTCAAGGCCTCCTGCCCGTGTTGCGGTTACACGGTGCGTCTGTCTGCCAAGTGGGCAAGCCTGGGTCTGCCGGTCTGCCCCCTTGACGGTGACTCCCTGGCCTTGGAGGGTTCCGACAATGAATAAGACCAAACTGGAACTATCCCGCCTCCCTTCGGGGACGCTGATCGCCGCCGCCAATGCTAGCCGCCCCGCTGGTTTCCCGGCCCTGTCTGACAAGGCCAAGGCCATCGAGGATCTGGTTGACCGTGTCGAGCAGGGGTTCATTACCATGGAAGAGATCCGCCAGACTCGGGCGGTCGAGGTCAGCGTCAAGGCTCCCGAGGTCAGCGAGGCCTTGGTGCGTGTCGATGCCGCTCAGTCCCAGGTCAATGCCGCCCTTGCGGAACTGAACCAGCGCCTGCGGAACGTAGACTCACAGGCACAGTCGGTCTTAGAAAAGGCCCAACGGGACGTTGCCGCCAAGCTTGCCCAGGTGCGTTCGACTGACACGGCGGAGATCCAGAACTCGATCTCGGCTGAGGTCTCCCGAGTCTTTGATGCGTTTAAACAGGCAGTGCCTGAGGAGCGCCTGACCGAGATCGCCTCTGCCCTTCCCTCCTTCACCCTGATCCGGGCCGGTGACGTCTTCCCCTGCACGGTCTACGGGTCGGTTGATTTCTCGGATCTCCTGGTCGGGATCTGGAACGATCCATCTGCCCCGGCGGTGGTCGAGGACTATGTCTTTAACCCTGCCCATCTGCATCAGGCCCTGATCGCCCTGGACGATCCCCTGCCGGATAACGTCTGGCTTGCTGGTGAGCGGGGCACGGGCAAGACCGAGTTTGTGACCCAATTGGCGGCTCGACTCAAGCGCAAGCTTGTGCGGGTCAACTTCGATGAGGCCCTGGAACGTGCGGATTTCATCGGTGCCAACACCATCTCTGAAGGGTCGGTGATCTGGAAGGAAGGCATCATCACCAAGGCTATTCAACACCCTGGTGCCTTGATCCTGCTCGATGAGGTTGGTTTCGCCAGGGCACAGTCGATCTCGGTGCTTCATGCCCTGACCGAACGGTCTGTTCACCGTGCGCTGACCGTTGCCGAGACCGGTGCCCGGATTCCTGTGGCCTCCCATGTCTGCTTCTTTGCGGCTGACAATTCCAACGGGCATGGGGATTCGAACGGGGTCTTTGCCGGGGTGCGTGAGCAGAACACCGCCTTCCTGGATCGGTTCGGGTTCACCCTGCGGTTTGAGTACCTTGATGCCGTGGATGAGGCCGATCTGATTGTGCGCCGCACTGGTCTGTCATTGCCTGCGGCTCAGATCCTTGTGGATTTTGCAGGAGCGGCACGTCAGCAGGCAACCAATGGCCTGTTGACACAACCCCCGAGCCTGCGGCAGTTGTTTGCCATGGCCCGTGCGGTTGCCAAGGGTTTGCCGGTCGAGATCGCATTCCGCAATGCCATCATCAACAAGTTCCCTGCCGAGTGTGAGGCCGAACTGACCGCCCTCTACTCTGCCCGGATTGACGAACGTGTTTTTCGGGAGGCCGTATGAAGGGTTTCGAAATCAAGATCGCAACCGAGGCAACCTTTGAGCGTTTAAACGCCCATGTCAAGGGGTTCAAGAAGATCGACTTCGTTTGGGGGTTCCAGACCGCAGGCATTCAGGTGAAGGGGGATAAGGTCGAGGTCTTCTTCCCCTCGATTGACGAGACCAAGGAAATTAATGTTGGTCTGTTGCACCGGATGGTCGGGTACGTCTGCCATGAACTCGGGCACCTGTGGTTCACAGACAACGGCGTTTGGGATAACACCGCCAAGGGTGATCAATGGATTCACTCGCTGATCAACGGGCTGGAAGATCCCCGCATCGAGGCCAAGGTGATTGAGTCTGGTTTCGCCGGGAACTCTCGGAACCTGTTCACCGGTCTGGTAAACCATGTCGTGGACGGTGAGATCCCGACAGACTTTCGGAATATCCCTTTCATCCTGGCGGTAGAGGGTCGGCGTTTAAACGGTTACTCGATCCTGGCCCCGCAGACCTACCAGCAGACCCCCTGGGCGGCTGACATTCAGTGGGCATTGGACGAGGCCCACGTTGCCCGGAACACCGCCCGGATCTGCACCATCGCCAAGGAACTCGCCAGACGGTTGGCTGACCAGCAAGACCAGCAAGACCAGCAAGACCAGCAAGGTAATCAAGGTCAGCAAGGTGACCAAGGTAATCAAGGGGGCCAGGACGGCTCCCAGGGTCAGGGTGAGGGTCAGGGTAAGGAAGAGGGCCAGGAGGGGCAGGAAGGGGCCAATAAAGGGCAGGGCAAGGGCAAGGGGCAGGGTAAAGGCAAGGGCGGGGTGCGTTCGACTGAACCCTCCGACTGGATCAATGAAGAGATGGAGGATCACTCCCCCAAGATTTCGATGCCTGTCATTGAGAAACCTGAATTCTTTAAGTTCAACGTACTCTAGGAGCGAACATGGAACTGACATTCGATAAGCAGTCTGCACTCTCCCGGTTCACCGCCTGCAAGGCAACGACAGTCAACGGTTCTACCCGTGCGAATCTGCTCCGCATCCTGCGGTCTGCTGACCTGATCGGTCGGTCGAGTCGGGAAGAGTCGGGCAGGCTGGATCGCCGGGGGTTCGTTCGGTTCTCCACGGGGGACGCCAACATCTTCTCCCGCCGTGACGTGAAGGAAGCAGAGAAGGCCGCCGTTCAGGTGCTGGTTGACTGCTCCGGCTCGATGGGGTCTTCCATGTCCAAGGCCCAGGAGGTCACGATTGCCCTCGGGGATATCTTCGACAGGGCCAAGGTCGCATTCTCGGTGACCGGCTTTACCACAGGGGCCTCTTCAAGCCTGGGGCTGGTGCCCATCAAGGCCTGGGGCCAGACCTTTCGGCAAGCCGCCGTCACCCTCGGTGCGATCAACAAATTCTGCATCGGCGGTACGCCTGACTATCAGGCCTTGCATTGGGGGATCGAGCAGTTGGTACAACGCAACGAGGGCAAGAAGGTTCTGTTCATCATCACTGACGCCTGCGGGTACCGTAAACATGAGATGGATCAGATCAACAAGATCGCCAAGTCTTTCGGGGTGACCATCGTTGCCATCGGCATCGGTCGGACGGACGTTGAGACCTTCTTCCAGTACGGCGTGAACGTAACCAGCGCCAAGAATCTCAGCGGTCAGGCCTTCAACACCCTCCTGAGGGCGGTCAAGTGAAGGTCTACATTGCGATGTACCTGTGCCGGGGGGAGTGGGTTCCCCTCGGGGATATCCCCCACGCATTCTGTGCAGAAGAGAATGCCTGGAGGGCCTTGGAGGTTGCCTTTGGGTATGACCCGTTTAAACAAGCAGTCATCTCGGTGGACTCCACGCAATACGAGGAAGGCTTGAAGGGTTGGTTAAAGAAGGGTTGACAGGGTTGTTAACAGTTGTATACCATTGAATCTTTTAACGGAGGCTCTATGAAGATCAAAACAAGTGAAGCAAAAGACAAGGTGCTGGACTACTTGGTGGCGAGGTGTGAGGGCCGGGAAGTGTCTGTGATTGGGGATTCTGTTTTACTGTGGGTCGGCAAAGATTCCAATATTGATTACGAGCCCTCAATTGCTTGGGCGCAAGGTGGGCCGATCATTGAGCGGGAGAGAATCAGTGTCTGGTTTGAGCGGCATGATGATGTTGATTCTGGTTTGCCCATTTGGTTTGCACAAGACGGTTATGCGCCTGCGATGCAGGGGCCTACTCCACTCATAGCCGCCATGCGGTGCTATGTCGCAGGAATGCTAGGCGATGAGGTCGATGTACCCAACGAATTAACGGAGGCTCTATGAACGAACAGGCACTGTATTTAATTCAAGACGCAGAGGTCATCCAGGTTTTTGAGCAGGAGGTCTGGATCAAGGTAGACCGGGAGATCTTTGAAGAGTTGGTCTCGGTCACGGACGAGGACAGATCGGTGGGGCCAAACCGATGAACCAATTATTTTTCATCTTTTACTTTGTCGTGCTGACGTGCATTGCAGGTCTCATCTTTTTATCGGGGGTTTAAACATGAGTCAACAAATTTATGAAGAGCGCTTCATCGAGGAAGAGGCGCAGGCCAAGGAGTCTGTCTACAAGGTTCAGCAGATCGGCCTGATCGATACGGAGTACGGGCAAGACCAGTACCTCCTGGTTAAGGACAACGAGGAAGGATTCCCAGACGATACGAGCCTTCAGATCTGCTGGACATACTTCCGCAATCGATACTACCGGGATACCGAGATTCCGGGTGCGTGGTATTGCCATCGGGTATCGGTGCTGGAGACCCACCGGGGGGATTCGGTGATCGTCATCATTCACAACGAAAGGAATGTCTGATGGTTACCTACCAGCAAAAACAGATGGTCGAGAAGTTTCAATTCAACGGTGACTTCTTCGCATACGCCCTCTGGATGCTTCAACAGAAACCAGAGGAGAGGCAGGCGATTCAGGACTACTGGTTCTGGTTGCTATCGGTCAAGGAAGATGCAAGGGGACTGCAATGAACTGGATAAGAAACTTCTTGTGGTGCGATACATGGTCTGAGTTCTTCAAGACCTTCGGCATCAGCGTTGGTTTACTGTTTTTCTTTTGGGCATTTATCTGGGCGATGTATTTATTTTTCGGAGATCTGTGATGCGAAACTTTACTGAGGAAACCAAGGCCCGATACCTGGAGATCTATACACTACGTTTAAACGGTATGACCTACCAGGGTATCGCAGACAAGTACGGATTCACACGGGCGAGAGCGTTTGCGATTTGTAAGATTGCGAGGCAGTTTTTATTGCCGCCCGAGCAAGCCTCAGTTCAGCAATAGCATTGTTGATCTCATCGATGGCCTCTTCGGTCTTGTGATCGAGGAGGCTATCTTCAATCGAACGGATCTTTTGCTTCGAACGGATTATGTGCAACGCATAGTCGATTTCAAAAATCATCTTGGACTTCCTTATAGGTTCCGGTTTCTCTTTGGAATTGCAACTTCATCTCACCCTGCGTTCCAACCCATCTGTATCTACACTTCCAGATCACGATCTCGGTATGGAACTCCTGGCGGTGAACGGTTAGGCCTACGTCTGCCTTGGCCCACCATGCCATCGATCCAGAGATAGACATTCCATCTGGCCTTGGCAGTTCATTGCCTGATCTCTGCATCTTGGCGGGGTGAGCAACGAACCAGACGTGGACGCCGTAAGCCTTGGCGAATGCCTGGATCTTGGTAAGCATATTACTAATCGACTCGGTCTCGGTCGTATCCCGGCTGGTCTCGATGTAGTTGTATGGATCGATGACCGCCCCCCGGATTCCTGTTCTGGATACCGCCACCTTGAGGCGGGAGAGGATGCTATCGATGGTGGCGGGTTCGGCTGACTCAGAGGTGAGAAACGAGAAGTGATCGTCTACCCATTTAAACGCATCCTTCCTTTCGTCGTCCGACATTCGGTTGTCGCCATTGAAGAATCGTTTCTCTTTGTAGATCTCCATCAATCTGGAGATATGGATCTCGGGTGCGTTCTCAAACGAGCAGAGGGCAAACTTCCAATCCTCTTGCCTGCCCAGGTTTACCATCAATTGATCCACAAAGTTTGATTTGCCGCCCGATGGATATCCCGTTACCACGGTCATCTGCCCCGGAACCACGGTGTAGATCATGTCGAGGTTAGAGAATCCCGTTGAGGCTCCTTTCCCCGTCCCCTTGAACCATAGATCGTTTAAACGCTCTTCAAAGTCGGCAGCGGGTGAGAGACCTGCAACTGGGTAAGGCGACGCTTCGGCAATGATTCTCTGAACCGCCTCGCTGCCATCCTTTAGAAACACTTCGTTTAAATCCTTGTGCGTCAGCTTCACAAGCTTGCACTTGTCCTTGCCGATCCTTCGGGCCAGTTCTTCTGCCAGCGCCTGACCGGGGACATCATTGTCTGTAGCGATGATGACCGAGGGGACGGCTTCAATAATGTCGTTGGCATTCCAGATGAAAGAGAACCGCCTGTCTTCTGATGGGTGTACCTTGCCCTCAGAGACCTTCAGAGGCGCTCCACCAGGAACGGATACCGCATTGGGTATCCCGCACTCGATGAGGGTTAGGGCATCAATCTCACCCTCCACGATGATCAGTGGCAGGGAGGTGTCTACATTGTCGATCCCAAAAAGATCATGCGCCCCGCCACCGTCTTGGATGAAGTCTTTGTCCTCGATGCTTCGATACTTAGCCGCCGTTAAGGCACCGCCCCGGTAGTATGGGAAACCTACCGCCTGGGTCTTGCGGTTTAAACGAGAGAACCATTTCTCGGCGGAGAAGAGTTTCATTCGGTCGGCGGTCTCCTGGCTGATGCCTCGGGTCTTGAGGTATGCGTAGTGAGGATCAGAGAGGGGGGACTGGGTGATGGTGGGGACGGGGACGGCTGACAATTTCTTCTCCTGTTGAACACCAGAGGCACCGCAATGGTGGCAGTGGTAAGTGGTTGCGCCGTCAGGCTTGCGAGTGACGGACAGATCTTTGGATTTGGATTTCTTGCGAGAGGGGGAACAGAAGGGACAGGTCAGACGGATGGTCTGACCATAGTTGACATACGGTAATTCCATTGAGCCTCCTCGAAATTGACACTAGTTTTTCT